TCGCTTGCTTTCTCATCAAACTGATCTTTATGGTAGTCTTGAGCCATGCGACGTAAATGCTTAGCTTTAATTGCATACTTTTCTTCAAGTGCAGCAATTGCTTCTTTTTGATATTCAGCTTCAGCTTCGACGCGAGTCTTGCTATTGCTGATCTCTTTGATCACGCTGAATAAATCTTCACGGTCAGCAGGTGAAGATGGGATGATAATGTCAGCAGAGTTTACGATTGTCATTTTGTATTACCTCAATTTAATTAATGTTGTATTGCGTTCGTTTGTTACTTCAAGATTTATATTATCGGCTAAGTTTCAGTACACGTCAAGCCCTAATCCCAATTAATATCATTCGGGATACCACTACCTAACTTACCTGCAACTGACTCTTTTGAGCTAACTACACTCACCACAGATTGGATCTGCTTGTTCTGATTATCATCTTCAAGAATATCCTCATATCGCATATAGTCAAAGTCGATCTTCACAATCTGGCTTTTCTTACCTTGCTTATTTCCATACCGAGTCTTCAGTAATATTAATACTTGACGACCCATTTCCATCAACTCATCATTCGTCACGATTGCACAGAACCAGTCTAACGACATCGGTAAACCAAATGAATCAGACGTAGCAGTCATATCAGGTGACTGCGAGTTTGCACCTTCACGGTTCACTTGAGTTGCAGTCATGATAGGCAGGTTAAACTCGCACGCAAGGCCTCTTAGCTCTTCGGCAATAGCTTTGATATATGAGTAAGAGTTGACGCCACTCATCGACTTGTAGCGCGAACTAGCACAGATATTAATGTAGTCAATGAATACAATATCAGGCTTGAACTTCTTCTTTTGCTGCAACTCGCGTAGTAGGTTTTTAAAATGCCCTGAGTGTGCAGATGCAGTAGGATATTCTTTAACAATCAACTTACCTAAAGTTTTACTCTTTAATTCTTTAATCTTACCCTCAAACCACGACTGATCAAGATTAGGGTTATTCAGATCATCAGTCTTGATATTCATCAAGTTCGCATCAATACGTTCCTGTACAGCCTCTTCAGACATCTCAAGTGAAATGTACAGCACGTTCTTACCCTGCTTTAACCACTCACCTGCAAGATAACACATCATTGCAGACTTACCCGTATTCGTCGATGCAAGTAATGCATTCAGCGTCTTAGGTGGCAGCCCACCATTAGTCAACAAGTTTAACGCTTCCAATGGGAATCTTAATCGAGATTCAGGATTCGTATAGTGCTGAAACCTACGCTCAAAGTCTTCAAGATAGTCAGACCCCACAGAATCATTAAAGCTAATAGACAATGCGTTATCTAAAATCTCAGGTATTGCGTGCTTATCGAGGTCTTTGTCTGACCCTTCAATGATTGAAATTGATTTATAGATTGCATTGAATAGTGCTTTATCTACACAATACTTTTCAGTCTCATCGACTAACCATTGTGCATCAGATTCTTCATTCCTGCTCTTGTATGCAGTCTGTAATAAATTTACAGTGCTATTGAATACGTCTTCAAGGAGGCCTTTACTCTGTACACTAACTAGCATCGACTCCATCGACGGAATCTTATTATACTTATCAAATAACTCAGTATACAAGTCAAATACTTCGCGGTGCTCACCATCAAAGAACTCGCGCTTTAAAAATGGGTAAACTTTACGTGCATACTCTTCATTATACATCAAGCCTTTTACAATCGACTCTTCAATAGTATTCAAACTCAAGGCTCCTTAAAGTGATTAATAGAATGTTGCAACTCAATAGTATAATACAAATTGAGTTGCAACATCAATTCATTTAGTCGATGATTTCACCTGTATCTTCATCGACTTTAAATGAACCGCTTTCGCCAGTATCAATCACAATGTTGCCGTAGTCGTCGAGAATGACTGATTTAGGGCTTGTCAGTGAATACAACTGAGTCACAGCAGTCTTGAACGTCTCATCATTTAAGATAGGATCCCAGAACTCATCAGTATTAAGTTCAGACTTCTTCCACAACTTGCCGTCATCAACTTCAACGAATGGTCGCACATAGCTGCGGTTATTAGGGCGCTGTACATGCCCTGTTGCTACTGCAATGTCAAGTAAGCCTGAGAACTTGTCAATACCACCATCGAACGTCACAGTGACGGGTAATGCACTACGTTCTTTAATGAATCGAGATTTGTCAGTATTCAATACAAATTCAAATCCTTGCAAGTCTTTGCCATCTTTTACTTGACGTTTACCCATGATGAAGATTGTATTAGATGAAAGGATCCACCCTTGACCGCCCGATACAACTTTCTTAGAAAACATTTCCATTGTATCGTAGGTGTGCTGAATTGCGACCATTGGGATATTCAAGTCTACAAGATAGGGAGTGATCATTCGAGCAAGCCCCTTGCCCACTTTCGCACGAGTCATATCAGCAGCGGAACTTTCCTTCAGTGCGTCCTCTAATTCTTTTTTAGATGCAAGGTTACCTAGTGAGTCGACATAGATCATCACATTGTCACCATGTTTGATATCTTCAAGCTTCTTCATCACGTCGAACTTGAACTCTTCCATATTCTTGATAGGTAAGTGCAGTACGCGACTTGTGTCAATTCCCGCAGTTTCCCAATATTCAGGCAGTGAACCAAACTCAGAGTCATAGAACAAGATGATACCATCATCTTTTGCATCAAGGAATGCTTTGACTAAAACAAGTGCAAGATTCGATTTGAAGTGCTTTGACGGGCCACAGATCAAGTGCATACCTGCACCAAACCCGCCATCGAGACGACCTGACCACGCAACGTTCATAATAGGGACGGGTAGAGGAATCAAGTCGCGATTGTTAAAGAACTCTGACTTTGACATTACAGCAGCTTTATCAATAAAAGAAGCTTTCTGCATACGCTTTAGGATATCTGACATTTAGTTTTAACCTCAGTGGATTTTGTGTTTTAGTAAAGAATTCATCGACTCAACAACTGAGACGCCTGAACTCTCGAATGCATTTGCAATGAGTTGCATGAAGTGCTTGAACTGATAAGTGCCACTTAGTGTGAGTACCGCATCAATTCGATTCACAAGTTCTTGTAAGTCTGCACCATCATTTGCAATCTCATTGATCATCTCTAATAATGCCTCACTAGCACCCTGATTTGTAATCATGCGCTTTTGGGTGAAGTATGCATTCATTTCGGGATCGGAAGTATACACGACTAAACTATGTAAGTCTACTGCACCATCGACATCCATTCCTAGAGTTTCATAATGTTCAAGTAGTGTGTCAATTATAAGCTTAAAATTATCAGACGACGAAAAGTTTACTGTAACAGTGCGTTCACTGATATCAGAAATAATATTTGCGACTGCCTCAAACTCATCAACGACACTACAAATGAATGTCTCGACTGAAGACATCTTCGAATACTCACCCACATACAACCGAATGAAGTCTTTATTATTTTGCATAAAATTCCTTATTAATAATTCGATCAACTTCTTCAGTCAACTGCATGATACTGATACCTTCATTATTGACGATATAATCACACTCAATGACATCCGTGAATGACTCTGAAGCGTGACTCGATTCGGATGTACCTGAGGTAATGTTTTCATTGACTACTTTAATTAGGATTCCACCATTAGACTTAACGGCTTGCGCTTCATTAGGAAAACGTACATCAGTCAAGATAGTATCGCTATAAGGTGCAATTTCAGTCCAAACACTTTCACGCACACACTCTCTAAAGAACTCAGTTCCCACTAGCTGAATTAGTCGACGAGGCGTAGTTTTAAAGTAAATGAGGTGGTCATTGTCAATATATCGACCCAAGATACCACGATAAATGAATGGAGTGTAAGTCTCTGAACTGATTACACCTAAGAACTTATCGAACATAATCTGCGCCGCTTGAGTGCGACTACATGGATAGCCTGCTATTTCTTCATGCACATCACAGAACTCACTTGAAGGCTTTAATGCGTTCAATATCCGACCAAATTCGCAAATGAAGTTAAGCCTTAACATGCTAAGTCTCATATTAAACTTAAT